ATAAGATCCAAACCAAAGATCATTAGGCATTTGCCTAAGGCCCTTGGAAAACCAAGGTTGATACTTTCAAACAAAGCTGGACCTAACGGCCCGGCCTCTTTAACTTGCTTACTAGATTTAGAAGCTTTACAGCGACTAAGCCCAGAATTGCTAAGTGTAATTGAGACACGCTTAAAGCGTGGCGGTAGTTTTGTACTACCAAGTACCTACGTCAAGCAGATAGTTCCGGGAGAGTATACTCACTCGAAACTAGTCTTTTTATCGGATAAAGCGGGTAAAACCCGAGTTATTGCGATTGCTGACTGGTGGTCTAATTTAGCTCTTTCAAATATGCATAATGCATTTATGTTAGGACTAAGTAGACTGGATCAAGATGTAACCTACAGACAGGATAAAATACCTGAATTGTTAACAAGCCTAGGCTTGGAACTGTACTCATCTGATATGACTGCTTTTACTGACCGCTTTCCAAGTATACTTGAAAAAGAGGTAGTCGCAGCAGCGTATGGTGATGTAGAAGCTCAAGAATGGCACACAATCATGACCGATAGAAATTTCTATCACTCTCATACCGGACAAGTCCGATATGAAGTTGGTAACCCCATGGGAGTTTTATCCTCATGGGCAGTATCAACATTTACGCATCACGTCGTTAAGACGTTTTGTGCAAATAAGTTAGGCTTAAGGGACTATAAGTACCTTATCCTAGGTGATGACACACTAGATAGTAACGAAAACGTATACAAATTGTATACAGAAGTAATTACCCAAATAGGCGTGGCCATATCTTCTTCAAAATGCACTTCTAGTAAACAAGGCTATGCCGAGTTTGCTAAGAGACTTTTTAGTCCGAAAGGAGAAGTAACAGGATTACCTGTACACTTACTTTCCGGCCTTAAAAGTAGCCCGGAGCAGCTTTTAGAGCTGCTGCGGATTTGCAGATCGAGGGGGTACAAGGATGACTCTTTGAACCCGTGTTTCTTAACCTTACTTAAAGAACCTAGCCTTAAGAGGCATAGGACTTTAGTAACTAGCATTTTGAGTTTACCAGAAAGTGTTGCCGGTGCGCCACCTTTATTCAAGGAGGGTGACACCGAGTCAGACACGATAAGTACTAAGTTGAACGATATTTCTACCGACAACTTACTTTCAGCGCTACAAGTAGCGCGTGAGTACTTATTCTGGAAAACAGTTGATGGGCTAAAATCCCAACAACAAAGAAACAGTGCTAGAGCGATTGACGTACAGAATAACCATCCGCTCGTCTTTGCATTGCATTCGCAAGCAGAGAAGTTCCTTCCAGAGGAAGCGTATCAAAACATTAGTGATACGGGCGAGGTAGAGTACCTCGACGAACCGGACGATTATTATATACATAAGCAGTGGATGAAGGGCGATTACCAATACCTGGCCTCTATACCAAGTATAGATACGTACAAATATTACAATAAGGGACATAAAGTCACTAAATGTAAATTTGATGTATTTTCGACGTTAGTTAAAATAATTAACGGCGATTGTAATATCCCGCTTCACTATAGGGAAGTTTATACAAATCAAGATTTGTATGACTTAACTATAGATAGCATAACACCTATTAAGAAAGGTAAAAAGTAAAAACAAAATTATCGATAAAATTAATTACCAATAAAATAAATTCAAATCCTTACTTTTCTTTGTTTCAAAATAGTGTGTATTGATCATCGTGGAAAATAAGTATATAAGCAATTATATACACTTATTTAACTGATTTAGTCCATCGGGTAGTTAAGCGC